AATTCAAACTCATCCATACCAATCCACTCAGGTGCTTTGATTCTTAACCACTTCTCAAGTCTATCTTCGTGGTTACCGATCTTGTAATAGATTCTAGCTTTAGGGAATGCTGTGCGTAATGCTTTCATAAACCATCTACCTTGCTCAAGTTCTACTTGCATCTTAGGTTTAGAAGGGTCCTTGTCAAACCGTGACAGCTGGTAGAAGTCTAAGACATCCCCGTTAAGAAGTATTGTATTAACTTCTTCCTTGATTCCGTATTGAATAGCACTACCAAGAGCTTCTTCATCATGATAAGGGAAGTGTATATCAGAAAGAACAAGAATATGATTGGCATCATCTGGTAGTATAAAGTCATTAGGTCCAGACTTGTATGACTTTGGTATATCATTAAAGGGTGCATAGTTATATGTTATAGGTCTCTGTAACTCAGGATCTACACTTGTCCTGGTAAGCTTACCACCTAATCCTGCATGACGCTTAAGTAATGAGCGCGCATGATCAACACTGTTGAACTGCAGGTCATTCTCAGCGTACATAAGTTTAGCGATTGTTAAGATGGGAAGATTAGGATACTTCTTAAGATACTTTTTAGCAAGTTTGCCAGTAGCGGTTATCTTATTCATAGGATATGATGATGTATATCTTATACAAGATTAAGAAAAATATTTTAATAATCAGCACTTTACCTAAAAATTTTATATCTTTATCATATGAGAAACAGTTTAGCTGGAAAATCCACAGGTAAGTCTAAATCTGCTAAGTACTTCGCAGCTAACCCAGAGTCCCGTGCTAAGAAGAACGCTTATAACAAAGAGTATCATAGTACCCCTGAGAGGAACAAGTACAGGGCTAAGTTGAATATGGCTAACCGTGCTGATGGCACCTACGGTAATAAAGACGGTAAAGATGTCTCTCATACTAAAGCTGGTAAGCTAGTTAAGGAAACTAAGTCTACCAACAGAGCACGTAATGGTAAAGGAACTAACAAGAGACTAAAATAATTTGGTTGTCTTGTAGACTTTTCTTATATTATAGTATATACTAACCCATTAATCAAATCTAATCATGGACATCTTAAACTGGCTTTATCTTGTTAAAAACAAATTCACAAGAACAACTATTGAAACACCTGCTACTGACCTTATTGTACTTGGCGCAGATGTAGGATTTCAAAAACGTGGAGATAAGTACCAAAACTATGTAATGACTGCAGCAGACTTTGGACTGTCTTTAGGTATTAACCCGCAGTTTATTAGTACTACCGATGGTACAAATGTAACAGGTGTTACTTCAGCAACTAAATCTGTAGGTGTACTTATACCCGCTAATACAGTAAAAGTTGGAGACACTGTTTTTGTAAGAACTCGTGGTAGAAAAGTAGGTACAGCTAACATTTCAGTACAGTCTATATATATAAATACAGCTGATGCAATTGGTGGAAATACTATAGCCCTTAATGCTTTAGGTGCTACATCCCTTTACTCACAAATGTCTAGAACACTTGCTATTAAGTCTACTACATCTACTGAAACATTAAACACTAATACCGGTGGTGTAGATGATGATGCTACTTCAACTAACGCAGTTTCTACTTTTAACATTAACTGGGCAGTAGATCAGTACATAGTATTTGGATTTACTAATACTAGTGCTGCAGATGCTACTAGAACAAGTTACTATGAAGTAACAATAAACAAAGTATAACTTATGGACATATTAAACTGGGTATACCTACTCAAAAACAAACTAGTAAAAACTACAGTACAGGATCCTACACAAGATCTTGTAATTCTTGGTAACAACGTAACTTACGCTAAACGCGGAGACAAGTACCAGTCTTATGGTATGACTGTAGAAGATTTTGCTGCATATGTAGCATCTACTACAGGTACTCAAATGAACTATGTAACGGGTATATTAGATCCAGAAGCAGAAAGTGATTTTATACAGTTACCTGATACTATTACAACTGATAATGGTGACCTACTTAATACTTATAAATTAGGTGGTATTGTAAACTTTAATGGGATAGGGCTATCAACCTATTCATACCTAATTGGTGTAATATCAGGAGATACTAGACTTAGATTAATTAATGATGCTAGTGTGATTGGCGCTCTTGGCGTAACTACATATAATGGAGTATCCGGTAAGTTTACAGTAAATGCTTTAGTAAAAAACGCAAGTACAGGAGCAGCAATACCGCTTACATTTGCAACAATTGTACTTGATAATACAATTGCAGGTCCTGATGACTTCTTTGTATCTATTGTAGCAACTGCTGGAGCATCTTGGGTAGGCACAGCATACATAGATATTGAGTTCATGTCTGACCAAACACTAGTTTACTATAACTAATAAAACTTAAACATATGTCATTAAGAAAAGGATCATTAGAAGAATATTATAACAGTGTACTTGGTTCTAAATCAGCAGGGTGTCAAGCTCCTACAGGAGGCCGTCCAATAACTTGTTATCAGGATAAGGTAGAACCTGATACACGTGAAAAGTTAAATCTTTATACAGCCCCTCCAAAAAACTAATAACTAATTAAGATATGTCACTAGGAAACGGAAACCCAAAAAGTGGAGATAAAGGCTCTAACTTTAACTACGAGTTAAAAGTATTACAAGGACTTCAATGTACTTGTGATCAACTTAAAATTATTGATGCTAATACCGATGATGTAGAATTTATACTTTCATCAATACTTACTACACTTCAAGCTAGTACAGAGTATGAAGCTAAATTTACAGTAGATACTTGTAATAGCGACACGGTATATTTAGAGGTAAGGGTATGGAATCCTGATACATCTACCTGGGGCCCAATTACATATTATCTACCAGGTAGTACAACACCTGTAGTTCCTCCAGGGGCAGCTACTCCAGGATGTTTAGTATATGCAGATCCTTCTGCGGTATTAGCACTTATATTAGGAGCTATTCAAGCAGGTAATGCTATTCTTACTGATATTGAAACTAGTGTTCAACTTATAGATAATTGTGTAGGAACAGATGGAGCTACCGCACCTGCAAACTCCTTTGTTATAGCAGGTGTTACATCCGCAGGAGTTCAGCAAACTGTTGAGGTAAATGCAAGTGGACACATTAATATTTCAGATGGTGGAGGTTCTATTACTGTAGATGGTACTGTAGCAGTATCTTCATTACCTAATGAAGGTCAGCAGACAATGGCTAACTCTATATCAGTTGCCCTTGCTAGTGATCAAGCAGGTGTTCAAAGAACTCCTACTTTCCTAAGACCTGCAGGTACATCAGGTACTATACCCGCAGGTAGATACTCTATGTCATTTGCTAATGTAGGAACCATTAATGCAACAGTTGGTGGTATTACATTAAAGCCCGGTGAGACAATAAACTTTGACGCAGGTGCTATTAATAATACACTAGGTTCTGTAGCTTACAACGCTACAGGAGCAGGTGGAGAGTTATTAATTATTTCACTAGTGTAACTATATTTACAATCTATAACCAAGCATAATTATGAGTACGTTTATACAGACTAATATAGAATCAAAACTCTTTACAGCAACTACAGGTATTATAACGGGTGCTGGTACTACAATAAGCAACTCTCTATTAATACCTGCAAATACAATAACAGATCCTAGCGCTATAGAATTTATAGCTAAGTTCTATAGATTATCTGGTACTACAGCTACTATTAACAGTTATCTGTTTACTAATACTACTAACTCTATAGTTGGCGCGTCATTGTTAGCTACAGGTAGTGCTATTACAACAGGTTCTCAAATGGGAACATTAGCACGTACTATGAACTATGTTGGAGGAGTTATTAACACATTAAGTGCCGCTAGTTTATTTCCATCAGATTATACAGCTCAACCTGTATCTTCTGTTGCATTTGACCCTACTGTAGATAACTATTTTATGTTTGTTAATAGTGTTACAGCAGGTGATACAGCGGTTTGTCAATCTTACAGAGTAAAAATTTACTAATATGATAACTTTACATATAATCAAAGCTAATAACGGATTTAGTATTGAAGAGACTAAAGAAGTTTATACTTTTCAATCCTTTATTATAGATGAAGCCGGTACGGAAGTGCAGAATCAAATACTGAATAGTACAACGGTTTTAGTAGGTGCAGATAAAGGAGTTATTCTTTTAAATACAGACTGTTCTATAGACGATATTTCTTATCTCACAATAGAAGAATTTATAACCGCTTTATATGCAGTATAAGACTGAGAATCAGTAATATTTTTGTATATTATAAGTATATATATTTAAGTTATGGGATCAGCAGAAGCGTGGGTATTTACTACTAAAGATGTTATCTGGATAGTAATGACAATAGGTGCAGGTTTATCAGCATATTATGCTCTTAAGCAGGAACTAGGGAAGTTGAAAGGGAAAGTAGATAAACTCGCAAGTGATATGGACTCCCTAGAAACAGATCTTATGGCTAAAGAGACAAGCATCTATAATAGAATGGAAATACTTAAAGAAGATCAGAAAGCTGCTCACGAGAAGCTTGATCTAAAGATGGATAACCTTACTACGCATATGACTCAATTGAGTACTAACATTGCGGAGTTAACGGGATATATAAAGGCTAAAAGAGAAGAAGACGGTAAACGAGCTTAACTTTTAGTTAGTTAATATGATTTAGGTTAAGTACCTGGGTAAACGTACCTGGGTATTTTTTTTATGTAAACGTTTGGAGTTTAAACTTTTTACTATACATTTGTTTAAACCTAAATAAGTTACATCATGGAAAACCAACAAGAAATGTCTAAAGAAGAGATGGCTGCAAGAAAAGCTAAACTCACTCAGTTCTACAAAGAACAAATCCAGTTTCTTAAAACACAGTTAGAATATGAAACTCTTGTTGCAGACGTAGAGGACCAAAGAGCACGTGCCATATTTGCACAAGTGAAAGTAGGTCAGATGCTTGCAACACCACCAACAGGACCAGAAGAATCTAATACAGAGGAATAATGGCTATAGTAAATCAGGTACGCAAAACTGTTAAGATGGACTTATGGAGTGTAGTTAAGTTTCAACTTGCTGTACACTGTCATCTTAAAAATTTGAATGTGTCAGATTTAGATCTTAATTGTGTTACTTTTTTAGCATTATCAGGAGAGACAGAGCTTACAGAGTTCTGTGAAAGTGCTACAAGAAACAGTATTTTTAGCAGTCCTCAGTCTGTTAGAAATGCTGTTACTAAGGCTGAGAAGAAGAACTTGTTAAAGAAGAATGGTAGAAATCGTAAGACAATACAATTGAATCCAGATCTAAACATTCAAATACAAGGTAATATATTACTAGACTATAAATTTGTAAGAGTTGAGACCCAAGAAAGTAACAGAGCTGCTGAAACAGTACAGCCAGAAGCATAAGGATCCCACACTTACAGAAGATATTATAGTCTTCTATTGGGAAACTCTCAGGAAGCTTATGAGTAATAAAGAGCATTTTAACTTTGCTCTGAAAGGACTCGGTAACTTTAGAGTAAATGAGAGAAAGCTCAATAGTATGCTAACCAAAAGTCATATCCATCTTAAAAGTTTAAACCCTAAAGAGTTTAAATCTTTTGCCAAGTATGATAACGTTAAAGAGAATCATGACAAGCTAGCTAAACTCAAAGACATGATTGTTCAAGAAAACAGAAAAGGTATAACACTAAAAGTAAATAGGGTCAATGCTCAAAAAAATCAAGAAAATCTGGGAGAATAAGTGGCTCATCCTTGAGGGGATGTTTAACTACTATTTCACACGTAAGAGAATTGAGAAGGTGGCAAGTTACAGAAATGATATATGTAGCACGTGTCCTCTTATTGATCTTAAAGGTGATAAGTGTGAGATGCCCGGCACTCAACCTTGTTGCAGTGACTGCGGTTGCTCCCTTAAGTATAAGACCTATAGTATGTCATCAGCATGCCCGCAGGGTAGATGGTTTGCTGTAATGAGTGAAGAAGAAGAAGATAATCTAAACGCTAAACTAGAAAACCATGGCGATAGTATTTAAACCAGAAACACATAGTTACATCAGCATTGATCCTAATGAGAACATTACTTGGATCAGTGTAACAGGTATTATATCTAAATTCAAAAAACCTTTTGATGCAGATACTATAGCTGCTAAATCTGTTAAGAACAATTGGAGCAAATGGTATGGTATGACAGAAACTGATGTAAAAGATGCTTGGAAGAATGAATCACAGAAAGCTGTTAATCTAGGCACATGGTATCATAACCAAAGAGAGCTTGCTTATACATCATGTAGCACTATAGAAAAAGATGGTTGTATTATACCTATTTTTAAACCTATTTAAGTTGATGGGATTAAAAAGGCACCAGACCAGAAACTTGCAGATGGTATATATCCTGAGCATATGACGTATCTTAAGAGTGCTGGGTTATGCGGTCAAGCAGACAGGATAGAAGTAATTAATGGAAAGGTCAATATATATGATTACAAAACTAATAAAGAAATTAAGACTAAGTCTTATGTTAATTGGGAAGGAGTTAGTGATAGAATGCTTGCTCCACTCCATCATTTGGATGATTGTAATCTTAACCATTATGCATTACAGTTAAGTTTCTATATGTATATGATTCTTAAGCATAATCCTAAACTTAAACCAGGTAAAATGATTGTTGAGCACATACTGTTTGAAGAAGCTGGTAAAGATGCTTATGATAACCGTGTTGTGTTATATGATGAGTTTGGTGAGCCTGTGGTAAATAAGATAGTAGAATATGAAGTACCCTATCTTAAGAATGAAGTAATAAGTATAATAAATAAATTGAAAGATGCTAGTTAACCTATTTGATATAGAGAATGGGGTACTTATACCAAGTGAGAGTTGCTATTCATTACCTACATTAAGACGGATTATGGATGAGTATCCCGAGAATTACCTTAAGGTATATCAGTACTTATTCTATATGAGCTGCCCAAACCCAGACATTAATCCTTTCTTTCATGTTGCGGATGATGATAAAGAAGAGCTTATATTAGCTGAGATAGATGCAGACTTTACATCTGAGGATGATTTTATCCCGGGTGCTTTAGAGTTCTGTAAGAAACTATATGAGACACCAACCTCTAGAGCTTACAATGGTATTAAACAAATGCTTGATAGACTTGGTAAGTATATGGAGGTAACAAATATAACTGATGGTAGAGATGGTAACTTAACAGCGCTTATAAATGCTGCAGCAAAATACCAACAGATTAGAGAAGCCTACAAAGGTGCCTATAAAGATCTTCAGGAAGAACAAGCGGGACGCGCGCGCGGGGGTGCAGGACTTGCTTATGACCAAACATAATTAATATGCTAAAAGAATATAATATAGAAATTCCTACATACGAGAATGGAGAGTGGTCAGTAACCAGCTTCCCTACCCGTGATGACTTTAAGGAGTTTGTCTTTAGTATATTTAAAGAACCTGGTGAGTATCAATTTGATGAAACCAGTTTAATGTTTAATGAACAAGCTAGACAATTCAATGCTCAAGCTTTTTACTGTAAAGCCCCCCAAGGAACTAAGGACTTTATTCAATACTGGAATGACCAAAAGAATAAATGTAGAGTAGGCGCTATCTATAAAAATAATGGTAATACTTGGTATATACCACGTGACTATTATATGTGGTTAAACTTCTTACCTATTTTTAACAAGGAGATTGCAAAGTTTGGTTTTGCTGATGTCAGAGATGCTCAGTATCACTTAGCCCTATATGAATGCCTAGCAGAATTATATTATAGACACGCTGCTATCTTAAAGAAACGTCAGATTGCATCATCATACTACCATGCTGGTAAATTAATTAATCAGATATGGTTTGAAGAAGGGGTTACCCTTAAGATGGGTGCTAGTCTTAAAGACTATATCAATGAGAAAGGTACTTGGAAATTCTTAAATGAATATGAGGCTTTCTTAAATCAACACACCGCTTGGTACCGTCCTATGAACCCTAACAAGGTTATGATGTGGCAACAGAAGATTGAGACTACCACAGGTATTCAAAAACGTAAGACAGAGATAGGACTTAAGGGTGTTATGCAAGGGATGTCTTTTGAGAAAGATCCAACTAATGGTGTAGGTGGACCATGTAAATACTTCTTCCACGAGGAGGCTGGTATTGCTCCTAAGATGGATACAACATTTGAGTATATCCGTCCTGCTATGAAATCAGGATTCATGACCACAGGTATGTTCATTGCGGCAGGATCTGTGGGTGACTTATCCCAATGTGATCCACTTAAGAAAATGATCACTAGACCGGACGCTAATGACATATACTCAGTAGAATCTAACTTAATAGATGAGACAGGTGTTGTAGGCAGAACAGGATTGTTTATCCCTGAACAGTGGTCAATGCCTCCATATATTGATGAGTATGGTAACTCTAAAGTAGAAGAAGCACTGGCTGCACTAGATGAGCAATTTGCTGAGTGGAAAAAAGATCTTAATCCTCAAGAATATCAACTGCGTATATCTCAGCATCCTAGAAATATTAAAGAAGCTTTTGATTACAGGACTGTATCTATGTTCCCACAACATTTGGTTACAGCGCAGCTTAGAAGAATTGAAGATAAAATGTATGCTTATGAGCACCTTGATATCTATAGAGGGACTGATGGACAATCAGCTGTAACCACAACTAATAAAATACCTATATCAGAATTTCCTATTACAAAAAGTACAGAAGATAAGACAGGTTGTTTAGTAGTGTATGAGCGTCCAGTTAAGAACCCGGAGTTTGGAATGTACTATGCAAGCATTGACCCCGTGAGTGAAGGTAAGACAACCACATCAGAATCTTTATGTTCAATATATGTATATAAAACTCCTGTAGAAGTTACTAAGAATGATGGAGAAAAGGTAGAGACATTTATAGAACATGATAAGATTGTAGCTGCATGGTGTGGACGTTTTGATGATATTAACAAGACACACGAGAGACTAGAGCTTATAATAGAGTGGTATAATGCATGGACCATTGTGGAAAATAACATTAGCCAGTTTATTAACTATATGATCTATAGAAAGAAACAGAAATATCTGGTACCTAGATCACAAATCCTATTTCTTAAAGACATAGGTGCCAATGCTAATGTATTCCAAGAGTACGGTTGGAGAAATACAGGTACCCTATTCAAGAGTCACATGGTGAGTTATGCTATTGACTTTCTTAAAGAAGAGTTGCATCAAGAGGTAACAGAAGAAGGTAAAGTAGTTAAGACAACATACGGTATAGAGCGTATTCCAGACATCATGTTGCTTAAAGAGATGATGGCTTATAGAGACGGAGTCAACGTGGATAGACTTGTATCATTTGCTGCTTTGGTAGCTTTTGCTAAAGTTCAACAGGCAAATAGAGGGTATAAAAAACGTTACGAGGAGACGGGAGCAGGAAAAAACTTGGATAACTCTAATAAATTCAGTAAATTAAATATGAGCCCCTTCCGTCATATTGGCGGAGGTAGCTCTGCATTCAGTGGTATGAAGATGCCACGATCACCATTTAAAAACTTCAGATAATATGCAGGTATATAACGCAATGCAATTAAAGAATGGGGCTAAGGGTGAGTACAACCGTATGGGTACTCTCAATCAGCCTGTTCAGTTTTTGCCAAAAAAGAAAAAAGATCAAGAATGGGCTGCTT